CTGTATCGAAACTGTCGTCACCACTTTGTGGCATCTTGCCATACGCCATAAAAGAGGCGCCACCAAGGGTCGAGCCAATCAGATCTCGTGAACTGAACGTGTTGTCGTCAAAGTCCCATACCAGCGCCCTCGTTGGGTGCTCATCCACGCCGACTGGGAAACAGAACCAGACTTCATTATGTTCATAATTGGCCACCACGTAGGACCGCCGCCAGTTCTCTCCGATCTGACTAAATACCCAATTTTTCCACTTCTTGGTAACGATTGAGTCTATGCTCTGGCCGTCGTGCATGTAGATGTCGCCATCACCAAAAAATACATGACGGTGACGAACGGTGGCGATACAGTTACGGGTCAACAGTCCAACCTCGCTGAATATGCGCCTGATGGAAAATATGGCATTGCTGGGCACCGGGCTGAAACGATATATGGCGTGCTCTGCGTAAACCATGAAATCATTCCTCATGCGCTCACCATCGATCAGGACACCGAAACCATCATCAAGCTCAACCCGGCCCGCGTCCTCGGTCGTATCGCTGTAATCCCACGAAGGCGGGAGCCCGCCCACATCCGCGGCAGTTGGCCAGATGACCACGTTATCATTGAATCCAGCTCCCTCATCGACCCCGATGGCCATCAGGAAGGTCTTGTATGGTCGCATTACCCGGCACGCAGTAAAAATACCAGACGCCGTTAGCTCTATTGTCTTATCGCTTGCCCCGGGGACCCAGTACCTTGGCAACTGGGCATGTGAGTTAATGATTGCCACGCCGTTGAAGTTTCCACCGTTCCATCCGTAGTCAAGTGTTGCCGCAAACGGAGCAGTCTGTGATGCACTGCTTGTGGCTGAGTATGAGATATGATAATGGGTAACCCCATCGGTAGCGAAGATCCTGTCAGTATCGCAATAGACCCACCATGGATCCTGATTATCATCATCGATACTGTTTAACCAGATAGCTTTACCAAGTGCCAGGGTGGTTATAGTGCTGGATGCCGATGACGTGCCGAATACCTCGGTGTGGCCGACAATCTTTGATACCTGTGCTCTTACAAAGCGCGCATTGTTCCCATCAGACCACTGATTGCGACCTATTAATTCAGCTGGCAGGTCCTGAATGATGCCGCCGTTCATGTCTGAAAAGTCAATGTTCATAATGTGGGTCAGTAAAGATCATCCTTCATATGTACATCCAGGTGTACCCACTGTATCAGCCGAAGACCAATACATTCATTGTTCCTTTATCAAACACTCCGCTCGATGTCAATATCTGCACCCCGTCTAGCAATCCTGTTAAAGTTACCGAACCACCTATGGTAAGCGATTTACCGCCCACACTCATTGCAACATCACCAGATATTCCATATTTGTAAGTTGTTACGTCCCCAAACCAGCCCACCGAATGCAATGATAATGTCACGGTACCATCAAATAATGCACCACTGTCTGTTTGAAGCGGTATATTGGTTGTTGATGTGCTAGACCCTGGGGTTCCTGATACCTGACCCGTTGTTACTCTGTACAGACTGTTTGAATACCCCCCTGAGTCACCAATGCGCAAGGTCAATGACGCGAAGGGGTCATTAGTTCCAACACCTTCTAGTGTAATACTTATAGTCTTAGCCCATGACGGTATGCCTGATATGCTAATGGGTCCCGCGCCTGAACAGCTTACCGGGGTACCTAGTTCTGACTGCGGAAGAGATGTTAAACCAGTCAGCAAGTTTAATTCAGCTGTTGTTACAGTTGCGCCATCCAGTATATTGAGTTCAGCCACGGTACAGTCAACCGATGTCGCCGAGAAGTTGTGGAACTGATTCTGCAGTACGGTCTTCTGCAGTCGGTGATGATCGTCAGATGTTGACCTTTTATCCGTCCCCAGCGGATTCAGTGGATTCAATTCCGATATGTACGTTGCAATTTCGATAGGCATAGCGCTCTCCTAAAAGTACGGTTGCACGGAGCCAGAGGCAACCGCCTGGTGGTACTCCTTCACGAGCGCTCTCAGCGCGTCGTTTCTCAGTGGTATTAACTTCTGCGCCTCCATGGCCGCCTCCGGACCCCTGATCACGTCCGTATAGATGCGGATCTTCGCCTCAAGGCGGACCAGGTCGAAGCCGTCCGTCATCCAGGCATTGGTTACGCTATCACTGGCCGAGCGCGAGATAGCCCCCGTGATACCGTCCGCGTTCAGGTCCTTGTGGTAGTGAACCAGCAGCGGGTAATTTCCGCTGGTGGTGTCAGCGGATGTGTTGGGTGTCGGGAACAATCTCATATTGCTCCCATCAATGATGGCATACACCCGAGGTTCCGACTTGTAGGACCGATGATTATCGTGGTCCGCCACCCATGCGAAATCGCGCTTTGTCAGTGTGTCTCGGAAGTTGCCATCGAGCACCTCTATTAACTCATCGCCGATATAGCCGTCCGGTAGGGGATACACCGATTGGCCATCTGAGGTGGTAAAGGTGCTCGAGGCCTTGTTGAACTTGAATCGCTTGTTGCGGTACTTCTTCATCGCAGCGACGATGGTTCGCTTGATTTGCGAGGTCAGGTTCGTCTTGTTTATTTCGTCCGCTATATCGGACTGCATTACCCCGAATGTTGACATTATCCCGTGTCCTCCAGGTCTTCAGGTAAGTACCAATTTACGGCATTTCGGTACAGCTCCCACTCGTCACCGTACTCGCAGTTGCGAAAGCGTGGCCAGCATGGTGTGCCAAGCGTGAAGTGTACAATCTTTGCATCGTGCCGCTCCGGCTGCTCACCTACGAGGTGATTCCAGGCCCTTGGTAATGACCCGACGTTCTTTGCCCACTTCATGCGGTGCAGGTCGGCGGGGGAAGCCGTATCAATGTAGTTCGGGGTTAACTGCTGACACAGGGCGTTGTTGAACAGCATCACGCTGGACCAGTTCTTCCTGGGGTAGTTGTACTGCTGGGTGCCCAGGTACTTGGTTGCCACCGATGAGGTGTAGTCCGGATGCTGCACACACATAACGTCAACGGCATCATTCGCCCAATCGAAGATCTCGTTAATGTCTTCGCGCACGATCATATCGCAGTCCATAAAAAGGGACCAGCCATGGTACTCGCTTAGGTAGGGCACCAGGAAGCGGGTATAAGTGAAGCTGTTGCTCTGCTTTAGATCCGGGGGACGCTTGTGGCACCATTGCAGCTTCCTGCGGTCCAGCGGCACGATATTTACCGGCCGCTTGCAGTTCTGAATAATCGACGCCACCAGGGCATGGTAAGCCACCGCCTCCGCTGGCTCATAACCAATGTACACTGTGTTGAGTCTGCTCATGCGCGAAAGCACCCCTCGCATGGTGTTCCGGTGACATTCTTCGCCAGGTGGTGCTCACGGAACCACTGCGCTCGATCCGAGTTCCAGGCATCCATGAAGGTCGTCTCCACCAGGTCGCCGAAGTCGAAGTCAGGCGTATGACTGAAACAGCACCCGGTCAGCTTTCCGTCCCACGAGATATGTCCTTCAGAGAACATTGCCCAGCACGGTAATCCTTCAGCCAGGTTTTCCAGTCGTCCTCGGTTTCCGGCTGACGGCGACATACCTGCCGCCTTCTCCCTCTCTGTAACGAAGCCTGCCTGGTTATATAGTGGAAGTGCATAGATCTCATCAACATAAGTCTCCATCTCTTTCGCCATGGCCTTCATGCGCTCACCCTGCTCCCCGTCGTACTCGATGTAGGACGCGTACAGCCCGCAGTGCTTACCACTGAGCTGCTCAATGCTGTCGCGGATCTTCTTCGCATCCCTGATATTCTGCAGCATATCGTGGAACATGCGCTTCTTCACCCTGGCAATGTCCTCGAACTGGTCCTCGTCGGCGTAGTTCAGGCTGAACTTGAGCGAGTCCAGGCCGTTCACGATGCAGGTCTGTACCCGTTCCGCGGTGGCCAGCGATCCGTTGGTGGTCAGGAACACGTACGGGAAACCGATGTCCTTGGCGTACTTGATAGCATCCTCCAGGCGCTTGTCCATGAAGGACTCACCCAGATAGAACAGACCCAGCTCTTCAACACCAGCCTCGCGCATCTCGTCCAATAGGTGGGTGAACAGACCCCAATCCATAGCCTTCTGTTCCCGTAAGCGGTCAGAACGTGCACAGAAGGTACACTTGAAGTTACAGCGGCCCGTCAGCTCAATCTTTACCGACCTGGGCGCTGGAAGTATGGGTTTGCGATATTCCTCAGTCAGGTGGGTAATCGCATCGATTTTTGATGTAATACTCATCAGTGCTCCACCCGCTTGAACAGGATCATGGTCATCTCGCTACCGTTCTGACCGTTGACCTGCTTTAGGTCGAAGTACTTCAGGAACTTGCCCATCCACCACTCGATGTCCTTCACAATCAGGTGCGCGTTGCGCCCATCGGCCAGGGTCTTTTTGGCAGGCCTGAGGGCGATGTTGACCACCAGCACGATGTTCGTGACCCGCTTCAGGTCATCGATCACGTCGTCCAGGCACTCGGGTTCGATGTGTTCCATCACGTCGGTGCAGATCACGATATCCTCCGGGGTCGGTATTGCGCTGAACTCGGGCACCGCCGGGTCGTAGTTCTTCACCGGCATGTTGGTCATCATCTTCGCCAGGTTGCCCTTTCCGCAACCGTAATCCAGCACACTGAAGGTCTCAAACTCCCAGGTCAGATCCTTGATAACCTTGACCCATCGGGGTGCGTTGCGTGAACCGTACTCCGGGTTTTCATGCAGCTGCTCGTTGAGCTTGCGGTACTCCTCTGATATCAAGCTCATAGCGCCATCCTCGGTTGGTTTAAATTGGCCCAGATGTCGAGGTCCCTCAACAGCTCGGTAATGGCCGCACCCCAGTCGGTGTCGTTCTGACGGTACTGGTGCACGTCCGGGTAGAAGGGCATGTCCTTGCGCTCAAGCCCATACCGCCAAGCTGGTTTGCTCGGGGTCAGGCAGAACACGCGCTTACCCATGGCCCCGCCCAGGTGAACCGCGGAGGTGTTAATGGCCACCACCGCATCGCAGGCACCCACCAGGGCCGCGGTCAGGTCGTAGTTATAGTGCTGGGTGATCTCCCACAACGGCTCGACGTTATCCGGCATATGACCATCGTTGTCGTACTGCAGGGAGACGAACTTGTACTGCCCGTTTCTGGTGATCTGCTCAAGCTGCTCTTTCTGCAGTGAACGGTACCAGTTGTTGGTCTTCTTGGTGCCCCCGCTCCAGGCCAGCCCGATCAGTGGGCGCCCGTCGTGCAGCTGTGAGCGCATATCCATCGTGACGCCGCTCTCGGCCTTGATGTAGGCGCGTTGCTCGAAGGTCTCGTGGTTCTGCAGGTAGAGCCTGGGCAATGAGCCGACCGGGATCCTGAAATCGATCTGCTTATCAAGGGGCCATGTGATGTTCTCGCGCTTACGGGTGCCGTGGATCTCTAACTCAGGGAAGCTGCGGTGGAACAGCGTGGTCATTCTTGGGTGGCAGTCCAGGATCACCGTGGCGCCGGTATCGATCAGGTTCTGCAGGCACGACAGGAACATGATCTCGTCACCCATGCCCTGCTCACCGTAGACCACAACGGTGTGGTTGGCGTTGAGCTTGCTGATATCGTCCAGCAGCGGCGTTGGGCTGTTCAGGTCCTCACTGTAGTTGCGCGTTGGGCGCTCATTGCAATGAATGCCTGACTCGTATAGCTCGAAACCCTCCTTGAACTCGCCCATCTCCAGCTTCATCAGAGCCTTGTTCCACTGACACTTATACCAATCGTGGGTACCTTCCTGGTTCAGCTCAAGCGCCTTGTCCACGTATTCGAGACCAGCCTCTGGATTGCCCTCGTTGATGTGGCATCCTGCGATGTTGTTGTACGGGTCGGGCCAGTTGTCGCGGTACTCGATCGCCTTCTTGCAGGCGTCGATGGCCCAGTCGATGTGATACTCGCGTCGATAGCAGACGCCGAGGTTGCTGTAGGCCTCCGCGAACTCAGGATTGATGCGCACACAGTTATGAAGCAGCACGGTGGCGATACCGAACTCCCCCTTGTGCATCAGTGAGGTCGCGTAGATGTAAATCAGGTAAGGATTGCCGGGATGCTGCCCGATAACCTGGTTAATGACATGGATCGCACCGTCATGCTGGCCTTGCTTCTGCAGACCCTGAGCGTGATCGATGATCTCCTTCAGTGATACTTT